GTTGGTCAGGATAGCCTTACCGGGCTTAACCTCAAACTTAGCACCACGAGGCAGACGGGTAGCGTCCATAGCCATCATAGGAGCCGTTGTAAGGGCCAAAGAGTCCATATGAGCACGCAACTGACCATCAATGGCCTTTTGCATGTTGTAAGCCTTCTCAACCGTTCCACGACCCCAGAAACGACCAGGAACCGTATCATCCTGATAGGCGATAACAGGACGATCCTTCATCATGTACGGGTTTTCTTCAGCCTTGAGCAGCAGACTGTCGTTCGCAATGACGATAATCGCTTCTACAAGGTTAGAATACCTGTCCCCAGGAGAATCCTCAGGGAATAATTCTTCAAATTCTGCTTCTTCGTTCTCAGACAAGTACTCACGAGGCACCAAACCGTAGTAAGTTACCAGACGAACCTTGTCATCTTGGTACTGTTTCGGGTCTTGGGTGGGCTCTAAGTCCACATCTTCGCTGTCAGGCTGGATGTCTACCTTGCGATAGATGCCTGCTTCGATGCCTTCAACGATCTTGTGCAGAGAAACATACTTCTCAATTGCCACGCCCATAGCATCATCAATGCTGTCAGCGTTGGGATCAATCAAGAAGTTCTTAGGATTGACTGGTTTTAGCTTAACTGCAACTCGTTCAGTCTCATTGACACCGATTGCAGCAGCTTGAGCCACACCAGGAATGGGCTGAGTAGCCGGAACATACTCAGTTTCACTCTTAACAACGATTTCACCGATGCCGGTGCCATAGATTTCTGCCATCAGTTCGATCTGATCAACAGATTTCTTGATCTTGTCCTTCTTGAAATCCTCCATCAACTGTAGTCGGAGGGCTTCAATGTCCATCGGATTACCGTCTACATCACGGATGTCATCGTCAATGTCAAAGAATTCACCATTGCCGAAGATAGCTTCCATGATTTCAGCATGGCGAGTCTCTACGGCTTGTTGGGTGGCTGGAGAGATGATGCGAGAGCGTTCCGAATCGCGCTGTCGATCATTTGAATCCCAAATCCCACGAAAGATACGCTCATACTCTAACCACTTATCCATGTAGTTAGCATCACGATGATCCCGCCAGCGAGTGATGTGATCAGAAATCCAAGAGACAAGTTCCTTGTCGTTCTCGGAAGGCTCATCCATCTCAGTATTGTGGTATTCTTCCATTACATTTCCTCGATAGAATCGTCTAAGGCATCGTCATCAACTTCTACTTTAGAAGAAGTAATCGGCCCTCCGACAAGCCAAGCACTGCAAGTACGATCAGCAGCACACTTGAAGTCAAACAGTTCGCAGTATCCCAGATTGGCAGCTTTCATTACATCTTCTGCATAACCTTCTTCTTTATCAATTCCATACTTGATACAAGCAAGCATCTCGGGAGTCTGAATGAAAGCAGCGCAGTTACCGCAGCGCATGGACTTGGCTTGCCTTACTTCGGTTTGCCACTCGTTTGCTTTATCGTTCCAAAAGGCTTCGTTAGGTAATTCAGGATTAGCAGGGCCATATCCATACTCTTTGAAAGCATGGTCACGGTTTTTAAGATTGACATGGATGTCTTGAGTTGCAATAGGACACTTCATTACCATTTCACCTTGTTAGCCCAGTACGCAGCAGACATCTTGCCCTTAGCAATGTTCTTAGCATGTCGAGCCTTGAATGCTTCGTTACGAGCAGAACCTTCAGGAGAACCAGATACGCCTTGTTGTCCAAATCGAATAGTCTTGACTTGATCGCCCTCTTTGGCAACGACAATATGACTCTTAGTAGGATGATTAGGAGTGCGCTTAGGCTTGTTGTAGCCTGCGACACCTGCACGAGTAAGTTTAGAATCAGTAGCCACTTTTCTTTACCTTCTTAGCAGTCTTGGCTGCATCCTTAAAGTCTTTAGCAGATGGAGCACCCTTGGTTCCAGGCTTTCGCATCTTTTCACCGGAGCCAGCTTCGATGCGCTTTCGCTTAGCGTTAATGTTTGCGTACAGTCCTTGTTTCATTTAGTACCCCGATATAATGTCAAGTGTTTGGTATTCATCTTCTTCGTAGTCTTGCTGATAATTAACGACAGCAAGCTGATCGACATAAGACAAAGCATCAACCAAGTCATCGTGCACTCCTTGTG